AGCCATTATTTTGAACTATTTAATTTAATTATTTCTTCTTCAGTTAAGACTTTCCCTACACTAGGTACAAAAGCTTTAACCTCTTTTGGTTTAACCTCCACAGGTTTCTGTGTCTTAGCCACGATTTATGGTCTCCTTAAAACTTAAAGTGATTGTCCTCTTATAGAGATTCAAGTCATCATCATAGTCGTCTACATAACTAGGATTAAAACTCCAATCTACTCCAAGAGTGCTTAATGTGCTTAAATCAAACAAAGTCGATTTAACATAATCCCATGCTTCTCTTAATCTGAGCATGGCTTCTTCAATCTTTTCTTCTTCCGTCTGTTTATCTATTGTACCATAATTGACACATATACTTACAGACACACTGGTGTTAAACTCTAGCGTTCTATTGGTAACACTACTTCCCTCTCCACTATCGTCTAGTAATACTACAAAAGGATACCCATCGTCTTGTAACCAATTAGGATAGGTGTAAACCCCCTTAAACTTTGTTGTACCAGTACCATCTGTGGATGTCCAAGTCATATTGGTAAAATATGTTTTTAGTGTACCCATTACTGTTGCTATGTTCATTTCGTGTATTCGTTAAGTAAAGTATTCATTCTGCTTGGCATTATATCTTTGTTAAACCTCTCCTCTATATTGCTTATTTGCTTTGGTCCACCCTGTCTGTATTTTTTAGTACCTCTTCTGGCTATGTTTCTAGCTATTACATACCCCATTCCCCTATTCATACCATGCTGTAAAGCCCATCTCTCCAAAGGTTCTACTGGAGGAAACTTACCTGGTCTCCTACCATACTCTAATACTATGTCTCCATAAACAGCACTTTTAATTTGAATCTTTCTATCGTCTGCTATTCCTACCACACTGTTTTCTAAGTCTCCTGTACTGGTATGCTCTCCCATTTCTTTCATTACTTCGTCAACTAAAGAGTTTTTCATAACAGTCAAAGCTTGTCTTTTAGCTCTGTCTCTGTTGGGTTGGTTATTCACCCATGCTTTTATTTCACTTGTGTCTATCTTCATACTAAACATTAACCCTGTTTCCTTAGTATTAATTTATACGCATTAAACAACTCGTTGTATCTAGGGGAATTAGTTACTATGTAAGTATTACTCTCCCAAACTATCTTGTCTCCTTTAACTATTGAACTAGCATTAGTGTAAGTACCGTTTACATTTGCTACATACTCTCCAATTTCCTGTCCCATTAAAGCAATAGTATCCTCGTTTCTTCTGATAATGTTTAAGAGAATAGTAAAGTCTGCTGTTGATGGGTAACTAGAAGTCTTTGTAGAATCACTGTCGTCTATGTGGTATACACTTGCTAAACTCTCTTGTTCTGCAAATACACTCATTAAATCGAGATACTAAAAATTATATTGTTTCTGTTACTAACACTATTAAATATTTCCATAGCTCTTTGCTTTAATTCGGTTGGTGAACTAAGTTTTAATGCTGTTCCACTTCCATAGCTAACCGACATACCCTCTTCACTTTTACTTATGATTAGGTTGGCTGAATTGTCTGCGTTAATTATCCCTTTAGTTACTTGGTACTCTGCTAAAGCCCACAATACTATTCCTAAGTCTGCTGTAGTTGGATGGTTTAGATCACTGTTACTTTTAACCGTACCTTCAAATTTGTTGTACTTGATTTTGTACTTAAACTCGTAAGTTCCTGTGGTTACATAGTCTGTGTCTAGTAGAAATATCTTGTTAGTGTCTCCCTCTGTTTCCCACACAATCCCTTCACCGTCAAAGCCAAGCTCTGTGTCTAGTATGCTTTCTATGTCGTAGGTAAGTGTAAAGTATCCGTTGGTAACGTCTGTTGAAGTAATAGTTTTGTCCTCTACTATAATTCTGTTGAGCATTTCAGAAGCTTTGTCTATTCCCAAATCTAAAAACTTCAAAGTCTCCATATCAGGTAGGGTATAGTCTGGTGTATAGTCTCCTATAAACCTCCTAAACATTGTGTATATATCTGCAGCCATTGTAAAAAGTGTTTAATTTATTTTTTAACAGGTTTAATTTTACCTTTAGCAAACTCTTGTGTCCCTTCAACTGCTATTATCTTCTTACTACCACCTTTAGAAAGCTTTTTAGCATAACTCTCATAGGTAATAGACGTAGCACCTGTTTTGGTGTCCCTTACTAAGTAAGCTTTTTGCTCCCTACCGTGTATGTCTTTCATTAACAAGTTCAATCAACTTATCTTTCACAAATCTCTCCTCTTTACTGTCTAATATTATACCATTTTCTTTAGCAATCTTAATAACTTCGTTTTTTGTCATATCTATATTGACTAATTCACTACCCTCTTTTGGCTTATTTTCTTCTAGTTGCTTGTTCCAACCACTTACCTCCATGTAAACATCGTCTGTAACCACATTAGGATATCTTCTTAGAATATTATCTCTTAATCTTTGTGCGTCTAAGTCCGACATGGTAACCCCTGTTGGTACACCATCCATTAACTCTTGAGATATAGACAGCACCTCTCTGGCTTGTCTAAACCCACTTTCTTCTAGTCTGTGTGGTAGATCTACTATCCTACCTGTTTCGTTGACTATAAACATATTATTTAACTACTAAACTTATATACTCCTCTAAATCCCCTATAATCTTACTCCAATTAAACTTCTTAAACACATCTTTACTACCTTGTTTTGCTAATTCCCTTACTTCTTTCTCATGCTCATACACAAACCTCATTTGTTTTTTAACTCCATCTAGACTTGGCATTATCATATACCCTGGATACCTTGGGGAAGCACAAATATAACCGTCTATACCACAGTCAAAGTACCCCTTTCCCCACTGCTCACTCATAGCCATAGCATTTGGCATTATCACTGGTATTCCTTGAGCTACACATTCCATACTAGGAAGAAAAAATCCTTCCCCACGAACAGGAAACACTCCACAATCAGCTCTTTCTAGCATATCTACCATAGCTTCGTCTGAGATATGTCCTAGTATCTCTTCTACATTGTCAAAGGGTAGCTTGTTGTCTTGGCTGTTAATAGGAACTATGTACTCAGCGTTGTCTCTTTCTCTCGCTTTTAGGATTAACTTAACTGGTTCGTCTTTACTAAACTCTTGTAAGAATGCTCCCAGCACTATTTCCCATCCTTTTCTCCACTCGTAAGCGTTGTAATGTAGGAATGTAAACACCCCATCGTCTCTCCTTTGTTTATACTCCCACCTGTCGTCAATTCCATGATGCCAAACCTTAGACTTAATACCATTCCTTTTAAGTACCCACTGTGTAAACTTAGTAGCAGTTAAAACTAAGTCTACCTTAGCTTCCTTAACAGCTTCCGTGTACTTATCTGGATATATACTACTCTCCCATACGGTGTAGTAGATTAAAGGTGTTTTAGGAAACTTCTTTCTAGCGTCTAGTGCTTTGTCTGGTATTCCATAAGTAAAACAAACGTCTGGTCTTTCCTGTACTAATTCATGTCCTTCCTTCAAAAGTCCATTCCTAATACCGTTACTTAATATGGAAAATCCCCCGTTCCTACTTTCAGTTGTATCAAAGTATATTCTCATTTGCTTACAGTTATCTTATATACATCAGGAGCTTCTTCAGCTTCCTGCCAAGTATCAAACACTTTAACTTCTCCATTTGTTTCAATGAAGCCAATACCTTTCAAAAAAAACAACTGAGATTTATGTACAAACCATCTTTCCCCTAAATAGCACTCCTTGGCTCTACCGTCTTTACATATAGCTATAAAGCGTGTAACACGATTTGGGTCTGGAGTTACCCAGACATATTCATTTCTTAAATCAATACCCATACAATAGCAAGGGAGTGAACTCCCTCACTACCTGTATTGGTACTATACTAAGTGTATTAAACTAATACATCGAATAGTAAAGCACTTCTTACTACACCTACACCCCAGATAGAGTCTACTGATACTGTCATACCTCTATTTGTCTGAGAGTATCCTACAATACTTCTCATAGAGTAGATTAAGTTTCCGTTATCATCTTCCTTGTTCATAGGTTGTATCTGAACTCCAGCACCGTATCCTGCTGGTAATCCGTTTGTACTCATATCAACAAATGCTATTCCCATAGCTTCCTTTTGGAAAGCCATACAATGCTCACCAGTTGGTGAACCTGCTACTGCTGGGATTAAGTTAGACTTGAATGTTTCAAATCCACCTAATTGTCCTAGGTATCCGTTTCTAAGAGTTCTTTGGTCTCCACCCTCAATAGCGTATTGAGTTAATTGTGCGAGATTCCATAAGTCGTAGTATCCCTCTGGACCTACTACTAGGTTAGAAGCTTCGTTACCTCTCCACTTTGCTTCCATAGCGTCTTTTTGAAGTGTTCCTAGTAAAGCCATTGTGATACCTGCTGTTGCTGTTCCTTTGGTTGCTCCTGCACTTGCATAGAGTCCAATTACATCGTTCTCGATAGACTCAGCTAAAGTAGAACCTGCGTCTACCATATAACCCTCTATTGTAGATGGGTCGAACAATCCACCGTAGTCCTCTACTAAGAAGTCTACTGTTTCGTGTGTGGTAATTGCTATGTCTGCTTTAGTTGTAGCAGCCTGTTGATAGGTTGCTGCAGATCCTGGAGTCTTTGTTGCTGCTGATAAAGCACCTCTTATTGGTACTCTTACATTAGCACTCATCCTTGTACCTTGGTTTCTTGCTTCCTGAGAGTAGTTTGTTATCAAACTGGTTACTACAAGATTGTAGTTTAATCTCTCAAGTCCCTTCGCCATTGCATAAGGATTGACTGCATAGGTCATGTCTCCTGAACCAGACCCACTGTCAATATATATGTTGCCTGCCATTGTATTAAATCGTTAAATTAAAGTCTCTAAACTTTAATTACTTCTTGAATAACTCAGGATGGCTTAGCACATAGTCCATGTTAGTAGTATCTGCGTTTGTAGCACCAATTCCCTTTGGTCTAAAATCTGTTGCTTTAGGAGGTACGTTGGCTAGTAATTCACTTACTGACTTCAATTCCTCTTCTACAACACTTTCTAGTTCCTCAGTATTGGCTTTGACTATCTTTTTCAAGTGTCTTTTGACTGCTTCTGGCTGGTCTAGTCCATCGATATAGTTATTCTTGGCGTTTTCTGCTCTCTCGCTCACTAATTGTGATTCGAGTGTTTGTAGCCTACTATTTAAGGCTTCTACTGGATCTACATCTGATTCAGCAGTATCTTCACCGAGCATACTCTTTAATTGCGTCTTTATGTCGGTTTTCTCATTCAACTCCTTTTGAAGTTTGCTGATTTGTCCTTGTAAAGACTTAATTACATCCTCGCTTTTATCGGATTTCTCAGATATAGGCTCGGACTTAGATTCTACTTTAGGCTCAGACTTGTCTTGCTTTGTTTCCTCAGCAGGACTTTCTTTAACCTCAGGTGTAGAAACCTTTTCCTGTTCCTTCTCTTTAGTATCCATGTAACTAAAGTATTTAATTTATATAGAGCTATACATTATATTACCATAAATCCCTGTTCAATTAAATATCTACAACTTTTGTCCTAGTTTCTATTTGCTTTATAGGTGTTGCTCCACCCTGTTTGTAGTCTCTTATACTACCCTCTAGTGTCTCTACTCTTCCCCCCATACCCTTTGGCTTCATAAATGTCCTTGTT